AGCAATTATTGTATACTATGAAGAAGCACTTACAGAAAAAGAAGATACTCCATCCACCTCCGAAAATCAGTAGATTTATTATACTAGGATTTTTGGATTTGTAAACCCCCAAAAAATAAAAAAAAAATATTTTTCTTTTTTGTTTCAAAACCATTATTTTAATGGTTTCAAAGAAACGTGTTTTAATATATAATACTACCAATAAAAAATGAAATAAATTAATGTGCGTGTAAAGATTCCGTTTTATGCGCATAATCTTTTTTGCACAATTAAGAGGTAATCCGTATGCTGAAAGTAATATCTAATTCCCAAGACAAGAATACCAGACATTTAATGTCACAGACTAAATTTTATGAAGGTTATAGTAGATGGAATGAAGAACAGAATCGTTATGAGACATGGGAAGAAGCTGTTACACGCGTTATGGATATGCATCGAGAATATTATGCAGAAAAGATGTCCAGCGAACTAGGACAGCTGATTAACGAGGCTGAGTCACTATACAAACTACAGTATGCCCTTGGCGCACAACGTGCCCTACAGTTTGGTGGTGAACAGCTCCGTAAACACCAAATGAGAATGTATAACTGTACTTCAACTTATGCAGACCGCGCAGCATTCTTTGGTGAACTATTCTATATGCTACTATGTGGTGCTGGTGCTGGTTTCTCTGTTCAGAATCATCACATTGCTAAAATGCCAGATATTGCAGAAAGAAAGAAACAAGCAAAGGGTTATGTAATCGAGGACTCAATTGAAGGTTGGGCTGATTCACTATCTGTTCTAATGTCATCATTCTTTGTTGGCGGTGGTACACATCCAGAATTTGAAGGACGTAAGGTTTATTTTGATCTACAGAATATTCGTCCAAAAGGTGCAAAGATTTCTGGTGGTTTTAAAGCACCAGGTCCAGAACCTCTCCGTAAAGCATTAGATAAGATTGAGCATATGCTTCAAGGTATTGTTCTATCTGGTCGTAATCGTCTAAAGCCTATTGAAGTATATGATATTGCAATGCATGCTGCAGATGCTGTTCTTGCTGGTGGTGTTCGTCGTTCTGCTACAATCTGTCTATTCTCACCAGACGATGAAGAAATGATCAATGCTAAAACAGGTAATTGGTTTATTGATAATCCACAACGTGGACGTTCTAATAACTCAGCAGTAATTGTTCGTAGTGAAATTACACGTGATCAGTTTAAAGATATAATGAAATCAATTAAAGAGTTTGGTGAACCAGGATTCTATTTTGTTGAAAATAAAGATTTTACTACAAACCCTTGTGTTGAAATTGGAATGTATCCACAAATTGATGGTCAGACTGGATGGCAAGGTTGTAACCTAACAGAGATTAATGGTGGTAAGTGTACAACTAAAGAAGAATTTTTCAAAGCTTGTCGTGCAGCTGCCATTCTTGGAACACTACAAGCTGGATATACAGACTTTAAATATCTAAATGAAACATCAAAGAAAATCTTTGATCGTGAAGCATTACTTGGTGTTTCTATTACTGGTTGGATGAATAATCCAGATGTTTTATTTGATGAAGAAATTCAACGTGAAGGAGCCGAAATTGTCAAAGCTGTTAATAAAGAAGTCGCCGAACTTATTGGAATTAATGCTGCCGCTCGAACAACCTGTGTTAAGCCATCAGGAAATGCTTCAGTATTACTACAGACTGCTAGCGGCATTCATGCTGAGCACTCTCCTCGCTATCTCCGCCATGTACAATTAAATAAAGATTCAGAAGTTGCTCAACTTATTGCACAATCAAATCCTTATATGGTAGAGGAATCAGTATGGTCTGCTAACGGTACAGATTACTGTACAGCATTCCCTGTTGTTTCTCCAGAAGGTTCTTTATATAAAGAAGAATTGTTTGGTACAGCTCTTTTAGAAAAAGTAAAAGTAGTACAGCAGAATTGGGTTGAAGCTGGTACTAATTCAGAACTATGTGCAGATCCAGAACTTCGCCATAATGTATCAAATACAGTAACAGTAATGCCACATCAATGGTCACAAGTAGAGGATTATGTTTATGACAACCGCCATAGTTTTGCCGGTATTAGTTTCTTGGCTGGTTCTGGTGATAAGGACTTTGCTCAAGCACCGATGACTGAAGTTTTGACTGAAGAGCAGATTGTTGATAAATACGGTAAAGCGGCACTCTTTGCTTCTGGACTTATTGTAGACACTCGTAAATCTGGATTCCGTGATCTATGGGAAGCAGCTCAAGTTGCTCAAATGGATGAAGAATATAGAGGAGAGGTTTCTGATATTCGTTCGGAATGGATCCGTCGCTTTAATAAATTTGCTGATAATTATTTTATGGGTGATACAAAAGAAGCCGAGTATTGTTTAAAGGATGTGTTCTTGCTACATAAATGGACAAAGATCCAACAGAACTTTACACCAGTTGATTTTATTACACAATTAAATGAGAAAAGATTTACGGACATAGATACCATGGGTGCTGTTGCTTGTCAAGGTGGTGCCTGTGAAATAACATTTTAAGAGGGCTAAATGGAAGAAACAACATATTGGACAGAATGCGAAATATGCGATAGTGTAGTAAAAGTAACCGTAATCGATGGCGATGATGAACCTACAGTATGTCCAATGTGTGGTGAATCTGCTGACTTCAAAGAAATAGATGAATAATAAATAGCCCTGAAAGGGGCTATTTTTTTATGTGGCATTATAATGGAAAAGAGTTTGATGAAACACCTGAGGAATACCAGGGCTTCGTCTATATGATTACAGAACTTGATACTGGTATGAAATATATTGGTAAGAAATTTTTCTGGAAACCTAAGATACTACCAAAGACAAAGAAAAGAAAACGTCGAGTTAGAACACGTGCTGAGTCTGACTGGAGAAAGTATTTTGGATCAAGTAAAGAAGTACAATTACTTGTAGAAGAAAAAGGTGAGAACAATTACCATCGTGAGATACTTAAACTTTGTAGAACTAAAGGTGAGTGTTCTTACTATGAGATGAAATATCAGTTAGAATATGATGTTCTTCTCAAACCAAATGAATACTATAATGCTTTTATTGGTGGAAAAATTCATAGAAAGCATATTTTAGGTTTACAGTCCGATGAGGATATGATAGAATAGTATTATGAAAACCGGAGTTAAATCATGATTATTATTGACTACAATGGTATTGCTATTGGCAACATTGTAACACAAAAACTGGACATTGATGAAAATCTAATTCGTCATATGATCCTTAATTCAATTCGTTTGTATCGTAAAAAGTATAATGCAGAATACGGTGAGATTGTTATTGCAGCTGATGCTGGTAACAACTGGCGCTATAAAGCATTTCCTAATTATAAAGCATCTCGTAAGAAAACTCGTTCTGATTCAAAGATTGATTGGAATGAAGTATTTCGTATTACAAATATGATCTATGAAGAATTAGGTGAAAACTTTCCTTATAAGACACTTAAAATTGATGGTTGTGAAGCAGATGATATTATTGGTGTTCTTGCTGATAATACACAAGAATTTGGCCAGCATGAGAAAGTAATGATTATTTCTGCCGATAAAGATTTTGCACAATTGCAGAAGTATGACAATGTGTCTCAATATTCTCCTATGACAAAGAAATATATAAACATAGAGCATCCTAGAACACAGTTGATGGAGTTAATCCTAAAAGGAGATACTGCTGATGGTGTGCCTAATGTTCTAAGTGGAGATAATGTATTTGTTGATGGTACTCGTCAAACACCTTTAAGAAAGCCTATTATGGAAGCATTAATGGAAGATCCTAAAAGTCAAGGTGAAGATGTCTATCGTAATTTCTTGCGTAATAAAGAATTAATTGATCTTACATCAACACCTGAGTCCTTAAGACAAGAAATTATAAATACATTTGAAAATCAAGATAGATGGGATAATAAAGGTAAAGTTTTGACCTATCTAATTACAAATCGTTGCCGAAGATTGATTGATGATATTGGAGATTTTATTTAATGGCTGAGAAAGTATCACGTAACGTATATGAAGTTATTGAGATTATAATTAAACAAGAAAAAAGAGCAGATAAAATCACTGCTTTACAAAAACATGACTCCTGGGCATTACGAGATGTTCTCAGAGGAGCATACGATGATTTAGTACAGTGGAGTTTACCGGCTGGTGATCCACCCTACGAACCAGCACCAGAAAGTAACCCCCCATCTTCACTGTTCAGACAGCATACAAAATTCAAATATTTTGTAAAAGGTCTTGCGGGTGACCAGGTTAATCCTATCAAACGTGAACGGATGTTCATTGATATGCTTGAATCTGTTCATCCAAAAGATGCTGAGTTACTTTTAAAAATGAAAGATAAAAAGCAACTTGGCAAAGGCATCACTAAAAAATTAGTACAGGAGGCTTATCCAGAATTAATTAAACGTTAACAATGCAATAATAAAAATAAAAAAAGGAGATTGCATGCCCGCTCAGTTTGAAAGACTCGAACAAGACGTTTCAGAATTGGAAACTTATATTCAAAAACTAAAAAATAGAAAGAGGGTTGATGATAATTTGATTTCAAAATTAATGAAAAAGAAAGAGTTTTTAATTAATCACATTACTGAGAAAAAAATGTTAATACAATAGGAGGTGTCGGTCAGCTGGGTGACCGGCTGACCAATATAAAGGAAAAAAGATGCCAGCTTATACCTTAAAAGATACCAATACAGAAGAACAATGGGATGTTGTTTGTACTTGGGATGAATTACAAGAA